TTTTCCCCGATAGCTCAATGGTAGAGCGAGCGGCTGTTAACCGCTAGGTTCTAGGTTCGAGTCCTAGTCGGGGAGCCTCTTTTCTGGATCGAAACTTCCTACCCACGAGTTAACGCTCGACGACGAGAGTTTCTTGCTCGAAATCGTCGAGCGTTTTCGCGTTTTTGCACGGCCCTCCTGCCAGCGCGAGAGTTTGCGTTTGCGTGACCTTCCGCGCCTTCTCCCGTTTCCGAGGGAAAGAGGGCGAAAACTCTCTCTTTTCCGAGAGAGTTTTGCACAGGAGTTAACGCGCAAGTTAACACGCCGGATCGTTGTGAATGGGTCGTTGTATCACCCGTCCACATCCAATACCCGCTATTGATCCGCTGGCAACAGAAGAGCTTGGTCAATAGCCACTTACGGTTTGGCACCTGGCTTGACATCGGCGGTTTGCTCAACAACGTCGCCGACCTAGCGCAGGCCCGTGCGGTAAACTTGAGTGGGTAGATGCTGCAGCCGTTGCGGCACGCGGCTGACCGTGGGAGTCGCTTTTCTCACGGCCGGCTGTCCCATTTGGAAAGGGATAGGGCCATGTCTTCCCTCTGCAAGCTCGTGGAGGAGTGCGATGCCGTACTGAAATGGCTAGACGGAGTACAGCAACAGCGACAACCGTGGGTAGTAGTCGGAGCGCTTGGCTCCGAAAAAAAAGGTGCCAGTTACCTAGTCAAAAAATGCCTGCTGTGTTTGGTCGAATCCGCCGTCAGTCTACCTGTTCCAGACGTACCGCCCGTTACGACCGAAAACGTGCGCGCACTGAAGGACGTGACGACTGCTATCACGCTGGTTAAGCAGCTGAGAAGTTGGGCGGCGGGCCTGCTGGCGGCATCCAACCCCGCCGAAAAGGCTGACGCCTCGCAGTCAGCAACGCAAATCGAGGAGACCGGCAAGAGCGACGCGCCAACGCCCGCAGGAAAGTCAAAAAAACGCGGCCCGAAAAAGCCGCGCCACGATGAGAAGAAAGACGCGGAAATTGCTGCCGCCTGGAAAAGCAGCGGCCTTCCGTACCACAGAGACCTCGATAAGGCGAGGGGATGGCCCGAAGGAACCACCCACGCTGCTGTAGATAGGCACCGCAAACGCGGTCAGTAGCGACGGAATAACTCGGGTCGGGAAACCCCTGTCAAGCCAATCTAATTATTCCCGCGCAAAAATTCACGCCCTGTTTTCCCCGTGCAATTCCCATTATTTGCTGACACAGCGCCGGAATAATTTCGCCGGAGCAATTTGGTTTCCGTTCCGTCGCTTACGCTCCAACGGAAGCGGGCGAGTTGCTGCCAATCACCGACCCTGTTGGGAGTGTTAGCAATGATTGCCACCACTGTGCCGACCAGCTGATGTGCCTACCCTTGTTGACTGAGCGTGCGGGGGAGTGGGCTTATCACGACGAGAAGAGTTAATCATGGCAAAGAAAAATGGCTGTCAACCGTCGCTGCGGCTGGAGTGGGTTGAGGCGGATACGCTTCAGGACAATCCTCGGAACTGGCGGCGGCACCCGGACCAGCAGATGGCCGCGCTCGCGGACGTGATTGCGGAGGTCGGCTGGGCCGGGGCGCTCCTCTACAACGAGCGGACCGGCCGTCTGCTGGATGGCCATGCACGCAAGAAGCTCGGTGGCAAGGTACCGGTGTTGATCGGTTCCTGGAGCGAGGAGCAGGAGCGGAAAATCCTTGCCACGTTGGACCCGCTGGCGGCGATGGCAAAGGCTGATGGCCCGGCTCTCGAGGCCCTGCTGCGGGAGGTGGACAGCAGCAGCGAGAACATTCAGGCAATGCTCGCGGATCTTGCCAACGAGCACGGGCTTCTCCAGGGCGAAGTGGAACCGGGTCTCACCGATCCCGATGAGATTCCTGATCCTCCCGACGAGGCGATCACGCAGCCAGGTGATCTGTGGCTGCTCGGCAAGCACCGCCTGCTCTGCGGCGATGCCGGCAAGGCCAATGACGTAGATCGCTTGCTCGGCGAGTCGACGATCCACCTCGTCAACACAGACCCGCCCTGGGGCGCAAAGGTTGAGCCGCGCAGCAACATGGCCATTGCTGCGGGCCTCAGCTCATTCGAGGTAACGCACCACCGGAAGCCCGACGTGGTTCGGCGCCCGGAGAAGGAAAAACGGAGCGACCAGAAGCTGCGGGCCAAGGACCGCCCCCTGGCCAACGACTTCTTGTCCGAAGAGGAGTTCGACCACATGCTGCATGCGTGTTTCGGAAACATCGCCCGAGTGCTTTCCCTAGGCCGGGCATACTTCATCTGGGGAGGCTACGCCAACCTCAGTCGTTTTCCCGCCGTGCTCAAGGCGACGGGCCTCTATTTCTCGCAGACAGTCATCTGGGTCAAGCAGCACGCGGTCATTAACCGCAAGGACTTCATGGGGAACCACGAGATCTGTTTCTACGGGTGGCGCGAAGGGGCCGCCCATGAGTTCTTTGGCCCGAACAACGCCACCGATGTTTGGTCGATCAAGAAGGTCAGCCCGCAGAACATGATCCACTTGACCGAGAAACCAGTCGAACTTGCGGTGCGGGCCATGCACTATTCGTCGCGCCGCGGCGAGAACGTGCTCGATCTGTTCGGCGGCAGCGGCTCTACCTTGATCGCTGCCGAGCAAACCGGGCGCCGCGCGTTCGTGATGGAGATCGACCCTCTGTACTGCGATGTGATCGTGCGCCGCTTCGAGCAGTTCACCGGCAGGAAAGCCGAACGCCAATCCGGCGGACGCCCCACCGCAACATGGCTGGCTCGCGCGAGCAAGCATTGATGGTTTCGAAAGGAGCGTCCTATGCCCGGCCGGAATTCGCAAGAGCGATTTCGCATCCTGGAACGCCGTCGCCGTGTTGCCAGCTTGTATTTGCGGGGCATCAGCCAATGGGAAATCGGTCGCCAACTCGGCGTGACTCAGCAGTGCATCGCCAAAGACGTTCGTGCCCTGGAAAAGGAATGGCTCGCTTCCGCGGTCGTGGACATAGACGCGGCCAAGGCCAAGGAGCTGGCCCGGATCGACCGCCTGGAGCGGGTTGCCTGGCGGGCCTGGCGCCGCTCGTGCCAGCAGAAAGAAAAAGCCTCGACGCGCCTGGAAAGGAAGCTCGACGAAGACGCCAAGCGAGGCAAGACCGTCAGCAGCAAGCAAACTGAAGCTCGCGACGGCAACTCGGAGTACCTGAAGCGCGTGGAGTGGTGCATCAGCAAGCGCTGCGAGCTGTTGAAGCTCAATCCGCCCCAGCGCCTCGAACATGGTGGCAGCACCGAGATGCCGCCGATCCAAACCGACATGAAAGTGGAGCTGACCCGTGCCCAACGATTTGTTCGTCTGGCTGCGCTCCTTGCCGACACCGGAATTGTACCGCCGGATGCCGGAACTGGAGACCGATCCAGCGAGGCTCCGGCAACTGGACAATGAACTCTTGGCCCTCGATAGCCGGCTGTGGGTGCCGCTGCCGGGCCCGCAGACGTTGGCTTACGAAAGCCAGGCCGATGAGCTGTTTTTCGGCGGTGCCGCCGGACCGGGCAAGACCCAGCTTCTGCTCGGGCTCGCATACACGGCGCACCAGCAGGCGATTGTGTTTCGGCGGGAGTACTCGCAGCTACGAGAGATTATCGACCAGTCCCACCGAATGATTGGCGGGAATGGAATCTACAACGCCCAAGAGCGCCTCTGGAAACTGAACGACGGACGAACGATTGAATTCGGCAGCGTGCAACATGATTGGGACGTGCGTAAGTACCAGGGCCGGCCCCACGACCTGGTCGCCTTCGACGAGCTGCCGGAATTTACGCGCAGCCAATACCGCTTTCTCATCGGCTGGAACCGCACCGACGACCCGCGGCAGCGCTGCCGTGTGGCAGCAGCCGGTAACCCTCCCACCACGGCCGACGGTCGCTGGGTCATCGACGAGTGGGCTCCGTGGCTTGATCCGCAGTTCCCTTTTCCGGCCAAGGCGGGGGAACTGCGCTGGTACACGACGATCGACGACAAGATCAAGTGGCTGGATAGCGGCGAACCCTTCTATCACACTGGGGAGCGGATCACGCCGTGCAGTCGGACCTTTATCCCGGCCAAGCTCTGCGACAACCCAATCCTGGCGGCCACCGGCTATGAAGCCACGCTGCAGGCCATGCCGGAGCCGTTGCGGTCAATCCTGCTGTACGGCGACTTCCGTGCGGCGATGGAAGACGATCCCTGGCAGGTCATCCCTACGGCCTGGATCGAAGCCGCCCAGAAGCGCTGGCTTCCGGGACCGCCCCCGGGCACACGACTCGACGCCATCGGGGTGGACGTTGCCCGCGGTGGCCCGGCGCAAACAGCTATCGCCAAGCGCTATGGCCAGTGGTTCGCACCGGTCATCAAAATACCTGGCCGGCAGACCAGCGATGGCCCCGCGGTCGCCGCCCTCGTTTACCGGGAGTATGTGCCCGGTTGCGCCATTAATATTGATATCGGGGCCACGGCCGGTGGCGGCGCCTACGAATCGCTGCGCTCCTACGTCGACATCCGCGACCCGATCAATCCGATCAACAACGCCCAGAGTGTGGACGTGCGCGACCGGAGCGGCAAGTACCGCCTGGTGAACGTGCGGGCGGCCTCTTACTGGAAATTGCGGGAGTGCCTGGACCCGGTTCACGGCGAGAACCTCGCCTTGCCGCCCGATTCGGAACTCCTGGCCGATCTGTGCGCGCCGCGCTACAAACTCACAGCCTCGGGCATCCAGCTGGAAGCGAAAGAAGATATCACCCAACGTCTCGGCCGCTCTCCCGACGTGGGGGATGCAGTTGTCTTGTGCAACTGGTGGCGCGGCGCGCCCCTGAATCCCTACGCGTTCACCGGCCGAGAAATGATGAGCTTTGAAAGGAGGGCGCCGTGATGGTCAATCATTTTGCTCGCTTCGGGGGGCACACGCCGATGTCATCGCTCAGCCGCGACTTTATCCTCTGTCAGGTCAATCAGCCACCGGCCAATGGGCGGAAGCCGTGCTTCCTCGTGGGCCTGAGCGTCGGCCAAGGGGGACAGCCTACTGGCATCGCCGTCTTGGAAAAGTTCAAGCCGCCGTCCCAGCTGGCGGCTTATGCGTGTCGTTACCTGCGCCGCTGGTTGGCGCCAGATACCGCCTATCCGAAACTTCGCTCGGAGCTGTCCTCGATGCTGGCTGGGCCATTGGCCGAATGTCACTTGATCGTGGAGGCAGGTCCGAGCATCGGCGCCGTCGTCACGATGCTGCGAAGGCACCGGCTCGACGCCTACATCCGAGGGATCGAGCTCAAGGCCAGCGCCGTGGACGAGCGGATCGGCGACACGTGGAAGCTCAGCAAGGGGCTTGTCATTGAGACGACCCGGCAGGTGCTTCAGGAAGAGCGGCTGGTCTTCGACGACCGGATGCCGCCGCCCGTGGCCGCGACCACACCGCCGGTACAGACGATCTATCAGGCGATTCTGAACTATCCGTACAACAAGACCCCGGCAGCCAATGAGGCGTTTTCCTCACGCGACGGCGAGTACGACGACGTGGTGTTGCCCGTGGCGCTGGCTTGCTGGTTCGGCGAACGCCATCTAAGAGTCGTCGGTGCCCTGTGCTAGGCACAGAAGGTTCAGGTGGCTTGCCGGCGCAACGCCCGCCAACGCCGCCGTTGCGCGGACCAGTCCAGCAGCACGGCTATCGGAAGCACCTGCCACATTTGGATCGCCCGTCCGCTGCCCGGAACCGGTGGCAGAAATAGGATCTCCTCCTGGATGTCCGGGGCCAACTGCCGCAACAGCATGATCTGGCTGATTCGCGCCCGGCTGACGTGGCCCAGGTCGGCCAGTTCGGCATAATTGCGGATAGTGCCGGCGCGGACAAGTTCTTCGAACCGGATCGCCAAGGCCATCAGGCGCGTGATTCGGGGCAGCCGCTCGCCGACCGGCGGCGAAGTCGCCTTCGGCTTCATCACAAGCTGCCGGGGCGCGCCTTTGCCGTGCCGGGTTACCTGAAACGGGCACTTCAAAACGACGGGTGGAGCGGTCATACGTTGGCCTCCTTGATGGGGCGGGGGTGGGTTGGACGTCGGGCCGGCAGGTGCCCGCCCGCGGAAGCGAATCGAATAATCACTTGACCCGCGACACAGTCGTAGTCCAGCCGCTGCACCAGTCGCTGTAGGCTGACGGCTTGCTTGCCGACCGGCAGGCCCTCCCATTCGGGGCCGAGCGCGGCCGCGGCCTCGGGGCTACCGCCCTGCCGGATTTGGTCAACGACGAACCGTTCGATGGCCGCCGCAGGGAGCAAACGCGACGGGCAGCTCTGCCGCCCGCGTTTCAAGACCCCAGAGCATATGTAATAGCGGTAGCGCTTGGCGCCGTTGCGGCAGGCATAGGTCGGCGTCATGGCGCAGCCGCAGCCGGAGCAATAGAGAAGTCCCTTCAGCAGGGCACCGGATGGCTTGCGGACCGTGTCCTGTCTTGCGGTGCAGTTGTCCTTCAGCAACTCCTGAACGCGCTGCCATACCGCCTCGTCCACGATGGCTGGGTGCTCGCCCCCGTGAACTTCATCCTTGTACTTTGTCTTGCCCACGTATGTGACGTTGGTCAGCAGCTTGGCGAGGCTGGTCTTGATGAACGGCCGGCCGCCGCACGAACGCCCCTTGCGCGTCAGCCAGCGCTTGTTGTGCCAGCCGCGCCGGGCCAGTTCTTCGACTGTGGACAGTAGACCCTGGTGTTTGAGGTATAGCGTGAAGATCGCACGGACCCGCGTGGCCTCTCTTTCGTTGACGATCAGTTTTACGCTGTGCCGGTCGATGTCGTAACCCAAGATTGGCATACCCCCACACCACCTACCCTTCCGCCGCGTGGCAGCAATCTTGTCACGCGTGCGCTCAGCGATCATCTCGCGTTCAAACTGCGCGAACGACAAGAGCACGTTCAGAATCAGTCGGCCCATCGACGTGGCCGTGTTGAACTGCTGCGTCACGGAAACGAAGGATATGTGGTGCTCTTCGAAGACCGCCATCATCTTGGCGAAGTCCAAGAGCGACCGACTCAAGCGATCGACCTTGTACGTCACCACCCCATCGATCTTCCCGGCCTTGATGTCGGTCAAGAGGCATTGCAGCGCCGGCCGCTCCATGTTGCCGCCGGTAAAGCCGCCGTCGTCGTAGCGCTCGCTCAGGCAGACCCAGCCCTCGTGGGCCTGGCTGCGAATGTAGGCTTCGGCCGCTTCGCGCTGCGCGTCCAGAGAGTTGAATTCCTGGTCGAGCCCTTCCTCGTTAGACTTGCGCGTGTAGATAGCGCAGCGGACCACCGGCGCTGCGGAGTCCAACCCGCGGCGATTCCCCTTGCTCATCGCTTCCCTCCGTGCCCGCTCAGGTGGAAGAACAGCAAGCCGCTAGTGTGCGTGCCGGTGATCGCCTTGGCCACGCCACTCAGCGATCGGTAAGCGCGTCCGTCGAATTCGAAGCCGTTGGCCAGGACCCTCACTTCAACCGTCTCGCCCTTGTACAGCCGCGTGAGGGTCGTGCCCGGCAGCAACCCTGACCGGCCGGGGCGGTCGGCGGCGCCCGCCGCGCGTGGGCGGGTGACCTGAACGGCCTTGAGCCTCGGCGCTGACAGCCGCAGGTCTGCGTCGTTGGCCAATTCGGCAGCGCGCTGGCTGGCTCGCTCGGATAGGTCGCCCTCGGCCAACGCTTGCAGTCGCCACGCGACACGCTTGATGAACCACGCCCGATTGCACGTGTTCGTGACCTCGCCGAACACGTCGGCATACTTGTCCCGGAGCTGCCCCATCGTGAGGCGCCGCAGCCCCGCGATCTCCCGCCTAAGTTTGACTGACATGCGCTCGTGCTCCTTTTTTCGAAAAAGTCTCCAACCCGAGTGACACTGAGCGCGCTGAGGCCAAAAACATCAACTCAATAAGCAGCGGAATTCCGCAGGAAAAGTAGAAGAAAATGGCTGCCGTTACCCCGTTCCAGCTGGCAGCCGAATCGGCTGCCAGCGCCCTTTTCGCGGCCGCCGATCCGAGTGGCAATTTGGCCCCAAGCCAACGCAAAAGGCCCCGACGTTGGGCAACGTTGAGGCCTCGGAGCCGGTCCGCGCTGAGCTGTAGATCAGCGTTGTTTCGCGCGGGCGAACGTTCCGCGGCCGGTCTTGCGGAAACGTGCCCTGGTGCCTCTGATTTTCAGCTCGCGGAGAATGGAAGCGTACACGGTGGTGACAATGTTGACGAATTTGGCCCCTTGAGGGGCCGTTAGCAAAAGGGCGCGGTGTGATCCGGTAGGTGATTCGGACCTGCTGGTCCTCGATGTTGATACATTTTACCAAGGAACGAATAATCTCCCGTCGCGTGTCCCAGTTTGCCCGGTCTAGCCCCTCCTGAACCTGCGCGCCGAAGTCTTCCAGCCGACTCAACACGAGACGAAGTTCGGCCCGCTGTGCCGCAAGAGCGGATGTAGTGGCTGCCTCCTGTTCGAGGCGATAAAGTCGCTCTTTGGCTTGTCGCATACGCGGCTCGAATTCCGCTTTTTCTAACAGCCCATCCTCGTATGCGTCGATCAGCCGACTAATGCTCCGGCGCATGGTCGCCAGTTGCTTGGCAACTTGGGCCAAGTCCGGACTGGGTTCATCGGGCTCCTCGAGGCGACGTTCGAACTCTCGTTGCACTTCAGCCGGATTCTGCAGCACCGCACAGACGTCCGCCCAGACGGCCGCATCCAGCCGATCCACGCGCACCAGCTTGTTGTTGCAAATCCGCGTGCCGCCAAAGCGGGAAGGATCTCGACCGTAGCAGCGATAGTACGGATACGGGGCTTCGGGGTTAGCCGCAAATCGACAGCCACCCGTCCCGACAAAGGCGTAGCCGCACGAAGCGCAGGCTACCAGTCCCTGAAGCAGATAGCCAGGTCCCCGCCGCCGCTGCCGGCCATGCCGGCGGTTCTCCGCCAACTGTTCTTGGACGGCGTCGAACAGTTCCACACTCACGAGGGCAGGCACAGCAATGACGATCTGGTCGTCGGCTGCTCCCACGTAGCGCGAGGTTGGATTGCGGGACTGTTCGGGCCGGCCCCGAAGCGGACGCAGCCGGGAACGTCGCTCTCCCGTTCGGGTGCGGCCAAAGATGGCCGTCCCCTTGTAGGCCGGATTTTTCAGCAGTTTCCCGACGACAAACCGATCCCATCGTGGCAGCCCTTTGGGACTGGGAATGCCGCGCTCGAACAGACGATCGCACACCTGCCGCAGCGACAGACGGTC